AAATGAACTTTCCATCACATTCGATGTAGTCCATCTCTTCAATTTCCTGCAGTAACTCTAGTATCCTCTCGAGGCTCTTCTCTTTCTTGAAAGCAATCGACAGTAATCTACAGTATGGCATCATCTGCTTGTAGAAATCAACGTCTCTTGAAACTACAAACACTTCAGAAACTTGATTCTGATTATACGTTACATGAATGTGAGCAGATGGAAGTCCAGAACTTCTCTTTATCTGGTATGAGAAGCTTCTTTTACGATAGTCGTCTTCTTTTGCTTGAGGCCTGTCGTCGTCTGTAAGAATAGATTGAATCGTTCCTTCTCTAAAGGTGGTTAGTCCTTTCACATACATCTCACTTGTAAGAATGTTATACATGAAACTCTTGAATGATTCGTAGTCTGTATCTTCAGGGAAGTTGATTGTCTTTGAAATACTATTGTCTACATACTTTTGAATAGTGTTTTGCATTCTAAGATGACCCTGAAGTGAGACATCTTTGGTCGTCTGGAAGAAATCTGGTTTTTCTCCGTACATTTTATCGAACGCATACATCTTGTAGTTTTTATAGGCATAGTCGAGTAGTTCATACTGTCTAGTTAGATTTCCTGATTCGTCTCTCATCCTTCTCTTCTGCTTGATTGAAAAGATGGGTTCTATTCCAGACGAGACGTTATTGAGAAGCAGTGAGATAGTTCCTGCTGGCTGACATGTAAGGATTGAGCAGTTTCTTATTCCATACTTTTCGATGTCTTGACGAATGTATTCAGGAAGCGCTTTTATGAACTTACCATTCAAGAACTTTTCTTTATCGAACTTTGGAAATGGTCCTTTGAATCTGGATAGTTCAATAGAAGCTTCATAAGCTGCGTTCCTGATGGTTTGCATGAGAACGTCGACGAATTGGACACCTTCATCGGAATCATACTTTATCTTGAGCATAGCCAACATGTCGGCAAGTCCAGTAACTCCGAGGCCGAGACGTCTATCTGCCATGGCGACTTTTTCGTTCATCTTCAGAGGCCAGTTTGTAACATCTAGAACTGAATCTAGCATGAAAACGAGTCCTCTAACTGTTTCTTTTAGTCCTTCAATGTCAACTTCTTGATTTATGAAGGGGTTCCTTACAAATGTAGGAAGAATAACCATTCCTAGATCACACGCACCATACGCGGGTAACGGGATTTCACCACAGGGATTCGTCGACTCGATTTTCTGATAGTAGCTAGTGTTGCTGTATTCGTTTACGCGGTCTTTGAAGAAGATTCCGGGCTCATTATAGTTGTAGGCGTTTTCTACAAACTTTTCAAAAACAGCTCTAGCTTTTAGCTTTCCATAGATTTTACCATTGTGTTTTAGCTCGTACTCTTTGTCATTCTTCAGAGCTTCGATAAAGTCGTTAGTAATACCTATAGAAATGTTGAAGTTCGTGAGGCCACTATTTCTCTTTGCTGTAATAAACTCAAGAATGTCGGGATGATTTACATCGAGAATAGCGATTCCTGCTCCTCGACGATTACCTGCCGACTTCATTGTAGCAATCATGCTATCCCATGTTGTCATGAAAGATAGAGGGCCAGAAGCTGTTGAGTTGACACCTTTTACATAGGCTCCCTTTGGTCTGATACTAGAAAAGTTTGCTCCAAAGCCACCGCCAGCTTGTTGAATCTTAGATGCGGCTTCGAAACTGTCTCCGAGTATTGAATCTATGGAGTCTTCAATGGGAACAACGAAACAGTTCATCGCAGTCAGTTTGATGCATGGATTTCCAATAGCAAGAAGTGCTCGTCCTGCAACGATTCCACGGCGCTCTGACATGATTTTATAGAACGTAGTTTCAAGACTTCCAGGATAAGATTCATCAATGAACTTAGATTTATAGAAAGTTTCTGCAAGAGTTTTGGCGACTCTAGCGAATGCCTCTGAAACTTCTGTCTCGAGAGGTCTTGGATTTTCCATTGGATTATCTGAATGAGGCATTTCGCGAACAGCGTACTTCTCAAGAAAGATTTCCTTGTTGAAATCTAATAGCTGTTCGGAGCTCTTTTTTATTTCTAACTCTGTCATTCTGTTACTCCGTTCTTTGGGTATTTCTTCCAATCTCTTTGCATTACATGATTCGCAGTCTTGAACAGTTCGTCGCCAAAGCTGATTCCAAGATGCGAACATAGCTGCATTAGATAGATAGTTATGTCAGCGACACTATCGGCGACTTCATTGAGAGCGCCTTCATCTAATCCAGACTGGTGCTGTCTAATCTTTTGTTTTGACTTGACTAGAATGTGAGCCAGCTCTCCAAGTTCTTCACAAGCACCGAGAGCCATCCATTCTGGACCAGTAGTGCTGTCTTCAAAGTTTTGTTCTTGCCACCGTTTTAGATTTCCTTGAAGTTCATTGATAGCATTGACAGCTGTTACTGTGATTCTCTCTTGCATGGCATAGTATTCATTTTCGTAGACAACAAGAGGCGTCTTTTCTACGGTCCATTCTTCAGAAACGAAATCTAGAGGGATTTGTTGTTCTTTATGGTCTGACAATTCTCGACTCCTGCTTTTTATTTTCGATGTTTTCAATCTCTTTTTCTCTTGCTTTTACGGCTTCAGCTACTTCCTTTTGCATCTTTTCTTGCTCGCTCTGCATGAATACTTTGAACTTTTCTTCTAGCTCGACCTGTTCCTGCTCATTCAATCCATTTTTCATTTCATTCAAGAGGAAGTTGACTCGGACTGTTAGACGAGTGTTTTCTTGCAAAAGAATGCCGTATGCTTGTCTCATGTTGGCGTCTATCATTTGAATGGCTTGATCGAGCTGCATGACATAGTTTTGAAGACTTCCTATTGATTTCTGAGTTTCAACCTGGAGGTTGAATTCGACGTTTTTCTGGTCCATTTTGTTCTCCTAACTTATTAGACTTAGAAAGATGTCATTTGTTGATTTGCGCTGTTTTACGAGATTTTGTAAGTCTTCAGATGTTTTCATATCGGCAATATCATTATACATCATCTTTGACGACTCTGTATACGATATCTTCGCTCTGCCTTGTTTTTTTAGAACTTTCGATACAAACACTTCAACGTGTTGAAGATTTACATCTTTATCGAAAACTAAACAGATTTCTCTATTATCTTTTCTCTTATTTAGATATTCAACTAGTGATTGCCACTTGCTTTTTCCGAAAATACAAACCGCGTCATATCCAAACTGAGCTGCCTTTACGAGATTCAGCATTGATTCGCAGACTATAACTACTTCTGAATAGTTTTTATTATATTCATAAAACAGCTTCATGTTCGGGTCGGTTTTTCGTATGACGTGCTTGTGAGGACAAGGTCCAGAATCTATGAACTTTCTCGCATAGAAAGCATAATCATTTATGTCAATAACAATATATCCAAAGTAATACTGATTTTTATCTGTGATGGCTCTTATTTTGAAGTTTTTTCTTACAAATTCGAAGTCGAATCCACGAGATATGAGATATCGTTTAGCCATTTCAGAAATAGACATGTCTTTTTCTCTATCTTTAGGCGATTGTATTTTGAATGATTCGCCCTGAGAAGAGACAGATTCATGGATTTCATTTTTAGTTCTAAATCTAATACCATTGAATTTGAGGAAGTCTGAAAGTTTTCCGTGAAAAGTGCATCGATAACAATTGAAAGCGTTTTTGGCAAAATTCAATCCGAGATGGTATTTTTTGTCGGTGCATTTTGGGCATCTTACATTTATTTCGCCCCTGCCTTTCCAGTCTCGATAGTGAGGATCGACAGGAAATCTCTTTTCGATTTCTTTTACAGTTTCGTTTACATCAACATACTCTGTTCGTTGAAATGTACGAGTTTCCATCTAGTCCCTTTGTCGCGTAGATTGTATTGTCAAACACAGACGTCATATCATCTACGGCAGAATGATGTGAAATAAATAAAACCATCATGTTCAAGTTTATTGCATATTGCTTTATAAATTCTATCACATATTTTGCCCAAACGTTGTCTAAATGATCGAGAGCCTCATCAATAATCAAAAACTTGAGCTTATTGTTTTTGAAATACGTCATGGCGATTTCAAGGAGAGAAATAACAATGACGATGTCTACTTTAGCTTTCTCTCCAGAACTGAGTTGATCGTATTTGAGTCGACGACCTTCTATTTCTATTACTTCATAGATGTTGTCGTCGACAAAGAAGTGCAAACTGAAGTTTTTGCTGTAGAAGTTGTTTATGTGCTTCTGGACACTAGCATTCAGAATCTTGAGAAGATCTCCTGTCAAAGCCATTCTTACTTTTGACTTGGGAACTAATAGTTCTCTCCAGAAATCGGTAATCTCCATCTTTTCTTTGGAATCTTTCCACTCTACTTCTATTTCTTCTAGTTTGACCTTTACTTCGTTTAGCTGGCTAGCAGAAGAACTGATGTTGCTGAATTTTTCGATGGTTTTCTTGTTATTTTTTATTTGATACTGTTTTTCGTTGATCTGTTTTATGCATTCGTTGGCCGCATTTGCTGTTTTGTCGTAATCAACAAGAACTTCAGACGATTGAAGCTTTTCTATTTCACGTCTATTAGATTCAATCGACTTCTGACATTCTTTCAGTTTTTCTTTATGCTCTTTTAGCGTCGATTCTCTGTTAGAAATCTTTTGTTTGCACGCATGGCAGATTTCGTTCTTTTCGTAATAGGTTATTCTCTTTTTATGCTCGGAAATGGTTTGTTCTACTTCGATTTTACTCTTATTGAGTTCGGCTATCTCTTCTCCGAGCTTTTCAATAACTGGTCTTAGATCTTCTATCTTTAGAGAATGAATCTTTTTCTGACTCTCTAGTTCGACTATTTCTGCTAGCAGCTTTTCATTGTGAAGAGATAGGATTTCAATGTTTTCCTTTACATTTTTATTGACATTTTCTTCTTGCTGAGCTAGATTTTCTAAAGTCTTCTTGAGTGCATAGTATTCAACATCATTCTTAGAGAAAACCTGCTGATCTTCTTTTGCGACATTAGATAGAGTAAAGAAGATTTTAGATACGATGTTTAGATTCAATACTCGCTCTAAAATGTCTATCTTTTGAGCGCTGTTACCTTTCAGGAATCGGAAGAGTTCTGGATTTAGAACATTATTGTTCACGAACATCTGATAATCACCCAGCAGTTGTTCGATTTTATTTTGAGTTTCTGTGGTTGTCAAGTCTGCAGAAACTAGTTCCTCATCGATAAATAGATTACATTTTGAGTATGACGGGCTTTTTGATCTTATACGTTCTATGGCGTATTTGTGTTTTACTATTCCTTTTGATGAATCGACAAATGTCAAGCATACTCGTAGAGGCTCTTTTGATTTGTTACACACTAAATCATCGAGATTAAGCTCTTTCTTGAGCGACCGTCCATAAATAGCAAAGACAATGGCATCTACAATAGACGATTTCCCAGTTCCATTTGATGATGCATCTAGTTCATCTATACCCTTTATCAAGACTAGATTTCCCTGGTTTTCTTCAAAAGAGAGCTCATGCTTGCCAAGGTATGAGTTGAAGTTCTCTAGTTCGAGGATTTTCAGTTTATATGACATAGGTTCTTAAGTCTCTCCGTGTATGCTTCTATTTCGTTTTCATTTTTACCTTGAGATTTGAGAATGCGCGTTCCGTGTTCTATAATCAAATCAAAAATGTTTATGTTATCTACAGATTCTGCTATTTCTGCAATGCTCATTTCTTCTTCGGAATCTAGATTTTTGGTTTCATACGACGTAAATAAATGACTGTAATCATTGATAAACTTAGAAAGTTTCTTCTTGCTCTCTTCTGAGTTCAAACAATAGATTCTAGCATATATGTTAGTATAGTAGTCGAACTTTTTTCTTTCAAGTTGAATCGTGTCGATTTTTCTTTTTACGTCTTCTTCTCTTTCAAGGTTTATCTTGACAAATAGAGGACAGTATGGATTTTCTTTGTATGTTACTTGAAATGAATCTGGTTCGATGTCGATAATAGAAACACCTTTTCTAGTTAGCGCGTCTCCAAAGTTGTGATTCAAGACAGAACCAATGTAATAAAGATTTTTTATTTGCTTCTTGAAATGAATGTGTCCCGAGAACACAGCTTTATAGATGTCAAGATTCAAATCGTTATAAGAGTTGAACTTGCCCATTTGATACGTAGAAGAAATGATGCCTTCGTAGGCTTCTTTGACGTCTAGATGGCAGAAAAGATACTGATTTGTCTTGGCTCCATAGAACTTCTCGTATAGAGTCTTGAAGATTTCCTTTGTTTTCTCAGGGTCTCTAATGTAGGGAACAAAGATGAGATTCGAATTGATTTCACTAATGTATTTTATCTTTACAGATTGACGAACCAGAATCGCAGATGAAACTCCATCAAATGTGTCGATTGCTGAAACATTTTCGCTTCTATCGTGGTTTCCTTCTATTACCACTCCTGAACCCGATAGTGTGCTCTGATTGATGTTGTTTATTGATTTGACGACTGTGTTATAACGTTCAATGTAAAACCTCAATGCCTGGTGAAATGTGTCTCCAAGATTGATTGCCATCATTGTATTCGATTGCTTTACTAGCTTCTGAATCCAATCAAGCGTCGAGTAAAGTTCGTCAATACGAGAGTACTCAGAAAACTTGTATTTAGTCTTCTTCACGTTGAAACTATAGATGTTAGCGGAGTGTAAATCGGCGTATGCGAGAAATCTCATTATTTACTTTCGGGTAACATTTTTTTGAACGGCGCAGTAAACTGGTCAACTGTGGCAAGAATCGTATTGATGTTTTCTTTGATTAGTAGCTGCATGAAATCCATCTTTGAAAATGTAGGTTTAGATTCAATTGCAGAATAAATAAGTGACAGAGATTGAGGAGACCACTCCATGTCAATCAGGTCGACTAGCTTATAGTTCAGTTCGAGATGTTCTTTTTCATTCAGGAAATACTTTTCGTATTTCTTTTTTAGTTCTGGAAAAGCGTCGAGCGCACTATAAACATCGTCAACTGTCATTGGATAACCCTGCTCTGTGTTTCCAAGAAAATCAAAGAAACCTTGAATCTTCTTATCTCCAAATAGCTTGATTCCTGGAATGTTGTCCGAAGGGTCACCCTTTATGGCTTTATAGAGTCGGTATGATTCAATAGGGCAGTTCTTTATTGGAAAGACTTCTTCCATGTCAGATTTCTTGAGGTATTTCTTCTTGTGAGGATTGAAGATTTTTATCTTTTCATCGCCTAATAACTGATAGAAATCCTTGTCGTTCGACACTATTGTAACAGTTTTGTCTCGATTGACGAAATGCTTAGCGACGAATGAAATAAGGCAATCTCCTTCAATTTGTTTTACAATAACTAGCTTTACAGGAAGAGTTCTCAGAATGTCTATAATGACAGCCTTTTGCCTCTTGCGAGACTCTATTTCATTCATCTTTACTGTCAAGTCATAACCAGATAATGCTCCAAGGTCGATGTTTCTATTAGCTTTATAATCTTTGTATAAACCCTTCTTTCGAACGTCTCTTCCAAAATCGAAAACAATGTAGCATTCTTCGGGCTTTTCGTCGTTTATAAGCTTTCTCAGATGTCTAAGAAAAACATAGATAGCTGTGGTGTCTTGCCCTTTTGAGTTCTGCAGAGTTGTATCGGTTGCTGAAAAGAACGCTCTTACAAAGAGGTTTGACCCGTCGCATACAATGATGTCTGATATTTTATTTTCCTCTTTCTGCGGTGTTGTTTCTAGAAGGATTTTTATCCCCTACCCAGAATCCTAATCTTTTGGCTGTTTCTGAGTGTTTTATCTCCGCTAGACGTTTCTTTTCGCAATTTATTTTTGTTTTTCCATACATTGGATTATTGGTTCCTTTGTTTCTGCTTATTCCTTTGTTTGATTCAGACAGTTTTTTTGAATGTTCTTTTGTTCTTGCAGGTAGCTTGATATTTTTTCCTTGTTTTGATTTGCTAATCTTGAGACCAATTTGTTTTCTTTCGATTTCTGTCATTTTGTTCCATCTTTTATGATTTGCGTCAGATAGTTTTTTTGAAATCTCTTCCTTGTTTAGGCTATTAGTCCAAAGATCTCCGCCTTGACCGCCATCGGCAATATTATACATTCTAAAATTATTATTCTTATAAAAAGAAATCCAGAATTTTTCTTTTTCATTCAGCTCATTTTTGGAATCAGAAAAATCTATTATTTCTTTCTTGAAGTTTTTACGTCCATATTTTTCGATAGCTTTTATCAAGAGAAGACCAGATCCCAAATACCCCTTGCGATTTGAAAAATCTTTTCCTATGTATATGGTTTTATTTATTTTATTTGTTGTCTTATATATTATTCCCATCGTCTTTATGCCACTCTGTTTCATTTATCATGTCTTTGATTTCATCATACAGCTCTATAGGGTACTGAGCAGTCTCAATGTTGAGAGCAGAGTTTATTGTAGTTCGTTTATACACACGTTTGAGAAGATTGTGAAGATCTTCGTAGCTATACACTTTATTGCTCATTAGATTTCCTCCTGATCCATGAAGTGCGCATAGATAGAATCAAGAACAAAGCGAACTTTCTTTTTGGGGTGCCCTATTTCTTTTTGAGTTTCCTTTATAAGGTCTTCGTACTTTACGCTATCATTGTGAGCTATTTTTGCCTTGATACTTTCTAGTATTATACCATACTCTTCGTTTTCTTCTGGAAAGTTGAGCGCTTCAGGCGTTAGTTTCAGGATGTAATCTCTTATCACTGATTCGCTTTCTATTCCGTGGCTTTCGTCGGTTCCAATGTCGACAGACTCGTCATCGATGTTCACTGTTTCAGGGTCGTTTGAGTTCATTGAAGTGTCCTTGTAATGCGCTTTCAGGTACCAAAAAATCTTGTTTCTGACAACACCTGTAAAATAAGAAAACGCGTCGCCCTTTTCTTTTGACCATCGTGGTGCAGATTCTAGTATTCCCACCCAAGCTTCTTGGGCGATGTCGTCGTTTATGTAGTTTCGTCGTAGAAGCCTATAGCGTTCGATTACTCCCGAAATAAGCTTGTTGAAAATGGGAAGCAAATCATTTAGGATTTCATTATCTCTTGTCTGCTGAAATCGTATGATCTGCTCTTCGACATACTGATTGTCGAAATAGTTTACTTTTTTCATTTGATGACATTATAGATCCTCTCTTTATTTTCTGCAAAGACCTGCTCCCAATCTTTACGGTTGAACTTTATGATTCCTGATTCGGTAGCGTCTGTGATGTCATCGTTAAGGTTGAGTTCGTTGGTTCGTCCAGTTGTGAGACGCTTCTGTGATTTTAGAGTCTCATACATCGTAAGAGATTCGTCGAATTTTCCAAGTGAGTGATTGAAGATCAAATCGGTTTCTAGAAGGGGAGTGTAGGCTTTATTCTTTATTGTTTTAGCAGAAATCTTTTTTCCTGTGATTCCTGCTTTTTCATCGATTGTGACAGTGTTCGTTGCGGCCAGACGTATTCTCTGGATAGCAGCATACTTGGGCGCATGGCCACCAGGAGATGAATACTTTTCTCCAAATGTCTGACCGACATTTTCTCTAAACTGATTGACAATGAGAAGAGTTACTTGAGCGTTCTGTAGAGGAATAGTTAGCTTTCTGAGTCCCATTGAGTTGACTCTAGCGCGCACAGCCATTTCTTTTGTGTATTCTTCGCCATCCTCCATTTCGATTTCTTTCTTAGATGGAGTCTGAGCTAATGAATCCCAGATGATAAGAGCTGGTCCTTCCCATGACTTGTCTTTTACTTTCGACACTAGAATCTGTCCGATTGTATCGTATACATCTTCTAGACATGGCGGTTGGTGATAAATCATGTCTTCATAAACTAAACCCAACGATTTGAGTCGGGCTACTGAAGTTGCGGCTTCTGTGTCTAGATAAATGACCGGCATTCCTCTTTTTTGAGCTTCCGAGCCAATCATAGCTGCTAATGTTGATTTTCCAGAAGCTTCTAGCCCTACGATTTCAACAACACCTCCTACGATTATTCCTCCTCCAAGGATTTTATCTAATGATGAGATGCTTGTTGAGATGAAATCAAAATGCTCTATTGCAATAGGGTCGGATGTTCCAAAGATTGCTTCTCGTATTTTTAGAAGACCTGGTCCCTTTTTCTTGCCGACAGGCGTAGCTTCTTCTTTTCCTGCTTTTACTTTCATTTATTTTCTCCTTAGAATGGTAAATCGTCATCTGGTTCGTCTGCCATAGGACCCACAGATTCAGCTTCGACAAATGGTTTATTTGTTCCAGAGGTTCCCTTGATTAGCTCTATCGATGCTTTGAACTTTTCCGATTCTTGTTCCATTCGTTCGTTTCGTTCTCTATCTTTTTCTGCTTTTACTATCTCTGCGTTGTATTGCTTCATTTGATCTAATACGAAGTTGATTGATTCTTCATCGCATACGAGTTGATTTTGAATCAGCTTTATGAGGGGCTTTTGATTTACTGCGGTGAGGATGTTTTTGAAGCCCTGACTTTCTGTAGGGATTGCGACTTCTTGATTGATCTCAAGATCGAACTTTCCCTCTGGATTTGTGAAAAGCTTTACTCTATGTCTAAAGGCGTCAATAAGATTGATGTCTTTCTTAGACATAAGTTCTGAGATTCGCTCCATCAGAATACTATAGAGATAGTCTTGGAACCACGAGATTTTGATTTTTTTGTCATGGATGACGTAGGCAAGAAAAAACTTTGTGGGAACTGCGATTTTGAACATCGACTTTGGAAGTCTAGTTTCTTCCATCCATTTACAGATGGCGCATCCTGTACAGTTTACTCTGAATGCTCTTTGACCAGTGCGATTCTTGATGAAATCGTAGGCTCCGAAGTGAGTGTTGAGCTCCTCGAACGGATAGTCGATTTCACATTCATCGGCTTCTAAATCAATCGATTCTACCTTGGGAACAATGTAGAACTCGTAAACCTGGTTTTTCTTGAACTGTAGATAATCTACTGTTCCAAATGAGTTACTGTCTGCGATGTGTTTTTGATGTGTTTGCTCGAAAGTCTCTTTAGTTTTTATGCGCATTATTTGTTACCTCCAATGCATTTGTTTTTATTATACCACATTTTGCTCGAAAACTTATTGGTTTACAGCTTTATTTGTGCATTTATCTTTCTTTTGAGATTTTTCGCAAAGGTTTCATCTAAGATAGTTGATTCAAAATTGATGGTTGAAACGTAGTTCATTCTGCAGATCTTCTCAGTTGAGTATGATTTCTCGAGCGGATCTAGATCTCTCTTGGCGTTGTTAGCGCTTAGTATGAAGAACGTCTTATTCGACTCATTATCGACTTTATTATCGTTTTGTATGAGAGGAACTATGCTGTTTAGAAGCTTTACAGAGTTTATAGTATAGAAAACGTACGATGGCTTGAATCCATTAGATGAATCTGCTCGTTTTCTATGAACCCGTATGGTATTTACATTTTTTGCAAAATCGGGCTCGAAAAGGCTAGAAATCTCAACTTGTGACGATTTATCGACTGAAAAGATTGTAACTACTGTCTGATTATCGACGACATCGAATCTATCATCAAAGTTTTCTTTCTTGAAGTCATAAGTATAGAACCGTTCTTTATCAATCTTATAGATAATGACTTTATCGGTAAACTCAACAAGCTTGGGAATGAAATCGGCAATCTGTATGCTTATGAAGTTTTCGGAAAACTTATTCTTTAGAGGCTTCAGTGGAAAGAAGACAGAAATAAGTTTTGTTGTTGTTTTTTCCATTTCATTGGACATCTTGCATCTCCTTTATTATTCTTCCTCTTCTCCATACTCACCACCGAATAGTCCTTCGGTTTCATCTTCTTCCATCATTTCTTCTTCGTTTCCTTCTTCCTCTGTTGGAGGCTGTTCTTCATCTCCTTGAGGTTGTCCTTGTTCTGCAGCTGCAGCATCATCTGCTATCTTAGCTTGTGCATAAACAGGATTGAGAATAATGTCGCCTGACGGAAGTTCTCTTAGTCCGTATTGAGCTCTCATTTCGTTTACTGTCTTTAGATACTCAACCTCTTGCATTTCCAATCTTACTTTTTGTTCTTCAATGAGGTCGGTATATCCATGGAACGAAAACTCAAACTGACCATCGGTTAAGGGATAAATAATGTATTTATTGATAGTCTTTTCTATGAATCTGAGTAGAGGAACTAGTCCTTTATCTTTTGAAAACTTGATTTTTTCAATAGCCGAGGAATCATTTAGAGGTCTACCCTGGCCGGAAACACCTGCTTTATTTACAAAGTTGATTTCAACAGGGTCTATTTGATAAACGCCGCACGTGACGTTCACGAGGTATTCTAGCCATCTGCCGAATTCCATGTCTCGGTTAGACGCTCCAAGACTAATCCAATCAACTCCAGATTCAGATGCTAGAATGGGAGTCTTCCAGGCATTCACGACGCCTGTTAGTTGATTGTGCCAAGCTCGTCTGAAAGCATCTAGCTCTTCTCGTGGAACATTGGCGCCCTTGATGTTTAGTATTCCCTTTGGTGTTGAACCTTGAGAGAAAAACTTCTTGTTGTATTCTTCACTAAAGATTTGAGATGAAATGTAGTTGAGAGCCATTTCAATCTCTGAAATCCCGTATCCATTGGCTTTGATGTCGGTCGTAGGGTTTCTTATAGCGAAAGCCATCTCGTCGTACGAATACGCAGTGTACAGATTTCCATCGATGAACTGAACGTAATAGATTCCTTTTTCGATTCTAGTCTTAGGGTCAGATAATCTAATAGTTCCGGAATCGACAGCGTAGAATGCAGAAGGCTTTCCCGTCGATGGGTCTTTTACTATTTCAAAACATAGCTGGTCAAATGTGAGCGAGTCTCTCACTATTTTTCTCAGAAATGTTCCAAAGTCGTCTCGCAACGGATCATTTAGTCTAGTTTGTAATGTCCCGCAGTTGTCTATAAACTCTCCAAGATCGATGATAGTCTGGACTTCTTCAGCTGTTATGTTAGGAACCTTTTTGTTTGGATCGGCTTGCTTCATTAGATACTGGTATTTTCTATTTCTTGGCTGAATCGTATAACCAATTCTATCATTTGGCATTGTATACTGCGTTGCGAACAATGCACATTGATTTATTCTAGTATTGATGATAGAAGCTATGACTCCATTCCTATAAGACATCTTTCTCAACAGCTGATAACTGAGTGCCCAACTAGCGTTCTTAGTTTTGAACTGCAAATAGTCGAGGACGAAGAGTGGATCGTAAAACTTCGTAACGGGAACCTGATCACGGGGATCTTGTTTATCTAGAACTTTCCCTCCAGATAAAGATACTTTTTGTGCTTTTTCGACAACTTGATCTGTTTGTTCAAACGAATAAGACAAATCAGATTTAGCTGTTGTTTTCTTCCTTGCCATTTATGTGCTCCTACTACTTTAGGTATTTTGTCCAATCTATTATTTCAGCTGTGTCGGGCATGAGAAAAACATTGTGGTCTAGAGGATGTTTTGCGTCATCATCGAACACTGCTCTCTGACGATCATAGACGCTCGGTGCTTGTCCAGAACCCGTAAAAACATCTTTGTTCAAGAACTCAAATGCTCTAGACTGCTTTTCATGCATCATTACGAAGGTTCCTACAGCTGTTGCTATTATACTATCATCTTTTTTGCCTGCTTGTGCTTCAGGTCGACCAGCGTCGTTGTATACAAATGAAAGTGCTTGATCCAACCATGTTTTGCTATAAACAATAAACATGTTATTTCTAAGCAGTTCTGCGATGTTGTCTAGTATGAGAGGTCTAGTAGCGCTGTTTGTAACGAATCCTGGTTTTCCATCTTTTCCCATGTATACATTAGGATACCTGTCGAGTATTTTCACTTGATCTTGCATGTATCCGTTTATAGCCCAATAGTTTAGAAGAAGTCCGTGATTGTTTCGTTCGATTACTAGACGTGGGTACCCGTAAAGAGCTCCCAAATGATAAAGTAAACGATAGAATTTAGGCATTGTAATCTTATCTGCGATTTCTGCACATTGTTCGACGAAAATCGGATCTTTATTTATTCTGAGCATGTAAGCAGATGAGTTATCTGATTGAGGATTTCCTTCTGCTGGGTCAACGCATAAGCAGTAGGTTTCACCTGGAATGTATTTCTTATAAATCGTTATTGCATCTTCCATTTCTTTCTTTTTCCACTCGTCGACTTTATTTTCTTCTATCCATACACCTATCGACTTTATTATTTGTCTGTCAAAGAATGGCTTTCCAGATGCGATGAAGCATGTCGCGTCATCTTCTGGATACTCTTGCATGAACTTTTCTTTCAACGAAGCGATCTTAGATCTTCTCCATGTGATCTGTCCTAATGAAAGCTTATGGAGATTCATCAAGCTCTGTTCTTCTTTTGAAAGAGTCTGCTGCATGTATTCAGCTTCTTCAGGAGCTAGATCAAAATAGTATTCCGGGTGATCAAACCATCTATAGAAATGAGGATAAGGTATCTGATTTAGCTTTCTATTTACATCGTTCGTCTTTACGGCTAATAAGTAATCATCATGGAAATGGTTATAACCATTTGCTGTAGTTTCATAGATTATGATTCCATTTTCTTTAGGAACGGTTTCTAATAAAGATGGAAGGAGTTCTTCGGGCTTTTCCCAAAATGCGTATTCCGAACAATGAAGCAGATTGATAGTTGTTCCTCGACCGAATCCTGTTGATCCTGCAGTACCAATGAAGATTTTACTTCCATTGTCTTCAAATACGATTTCTCGTTTTGTTGAGTATTTCTTTGAGGGCTTGACGATGTCGGGAAGGTTATCATACATCAGTTTAGTGATTTCAAAGATTCTTGCAGTTGATTCGGAATCGTGAGCAATGATAGCTGCAACAGTGTTGGGGACTAGAATACATTCCGCAAGAAATAGACCGCAGATGAAAGTTGTAAATCCAAGCTGTCGTGGTTTGAGAATGATGTGACGTCTGATTCCTTTTTCGTTCAGATCACGGTACTTCATGTAAAACATTTCTTGTATCGGATTCAATACGAAAGGAATGATGTTTCTGTTCTTGTCTTTTATGGAAACAAATGTTTCTACAAAGAAGCGCTGATCTGTGAGCGCTCTATTTACAATGTCTATTTCTGTCATAGTAATGCTAACTTCTTTCTTAGCTTATTGCGGTCTTTTACTTCATTTTCCCAAATGATTATGGTTCTCCAACCTTCTTTAGCAAATCGATGAATTCGTCGTGCTGTTTTTTCGATACTGTCGTTTCGGTGCCAGTAGTCTCCGTAGAGTTCAACAACAATCTTTCTAGATTTGCACACAAAGTCCGGTCGAAGGCCATCAATTGTGAACGATCCGTCACCAGCATACGCAAACATTGGTCCAAGTACTTTATGTAGTTCCCATTCCACCTTGTTTGGCCCTTTGGTGCGTATGACTGCTTTTCTTCGGACTCTGTCAATCTGACGGCGTTTTCGAGATCTTTCTGCTGCGTCATAGTTGTAACTCCTCATTTATTTAGGCAGGCCTCGGTCTGCACGCTGTTTCATGATTACCTGTGCGAGTGTTACGGTTACTGGTTCACTGTCTTTAGTTGCGTTCTGTAAAACACTCGTGATGTCTGGATTTGAAATTCGTTGCTCTTCTAATAGTTGTGAAGCTTGTTCTAGAATTATCGCTGCTGCATTCAATCTGACTTTGTCTTCATCTGCTGTTTCCATTAGCTCTGAAAGAGCGTTTATGGCAGAATCAACTTGTCCCAAAACTTTTGAAAGAATGTTGACTTTTTGATCTTCGGCGATTCTCTTTTTGATGTTTATGAATTCTTGACTTGTAGCAATCTCTTTATACTTTTTGAGGTCAATCGAGAGTGCTACGCAAATCTGCTCCACAGTTTGCTTATTGAACTGTAGAGCAGCAGTTTTCTCACATAAATCTGAAAATTCTTCATCTTCTATTACTGAAGGAAGTGTTTGCTGATAAGGAACGACTAGACTAGTCTCTGGAATCTCATCTTCGACTTCTTTTTTATTCTTTACTAATCGGTTTAGTTCATTTAGCGTCGACTGAATAGTTCTAAAGTTGTCGTTCTCATTCTTTTTCACATCATTGCTCATTGCTGTATCCTTCTTTATACCTTCAATCATAGAAATGGTAAAAATATAATCAGTATAAATTCATTGTTGGTTTAGATGGCTTCAGAGGGTGTTCTTTATGCCTTCTTATAAGGACCCCACTTGCACCACTATAACACATTTTTGGAATCCAATTCGTAAATTAGACAAAATTTTTCACTTTTTATCGAAATCCATAAAAATCATCAATAATCGACTAATATAGTTACTAGATGATGTGTTTATCAACCACATTGAGTGGAGAGATAAGACTTGAACTGTGTCGTTTGCAATAAAGAATTTGAGCAGAATAGATATACAAAGCCTTCGACTTGCGGATCTAAATCTTGTGGTGCAAAATTTCATCATATGAGAATGAATAACGAGAAACGAAGTAAAAGATCTAGATCGATCTCTAATGGTGTGAAAAATCAGTGGATAAATAAAAGGAGCAAAATGATCGAAGGGATCAACAAATGGCATCAATCATCTAATGGTATTTCGTTTCACAAGACTTTATCGAATAAGCTCAATCATAGTAAAGGACCGAATAAACTAGAACAAGTGTTTTTAAACATTTTAAATAGTTGGGGATTTAAATTTACATTTATTGGCGACGGAAGCGAATGGATAGGCAATAAGAATCCTGATTTTATAAATGGTAATAAAATCATCGATTTATTTGGAGAATTTTGGCATAAAAACGATACTGATTATAAAATTTCTAAGCGTATTAATTATTTAAAATCATTTGGATATGATGCTATTATAGTTTGGTCTAAAGAATTAAAAGATAAAGAAAAATTAAGAATTAAAATAGAGGAATTCGTAAATGGATGAAAATCAAGAGCTTAGAGAAGATCTTAAATTCTATATAGAAAATATAGAGTTTGGAGAAGGTGAAATCAATAAAGCCGAGTTTGTGAATAAAAATTTCGATCCCGAAAAAGCAACTGATAGATTTGTCCAGGGTTACGCCTCGACGCCGGCTTGGGATTCAGATGGAGAATCTATCGTAAAATCTGGTTTAGATATAACATACTACAATAATCAAGGCTGGTTAAATTTCATGCATAATAATTCACCCAGCCATGTTATTGGTATTCCAATTTATTCGAAAATTGATCATATCGGTTTCTTCACTAAAGGAATGTTATTTAAAAATATACCAATAGCAGAAGATGTTTGGAAATTAGCTCAAGAATTAAAGTCTTTGGGAAATCCTCGTCGTCTAGGATTTTCAATTGAAGGAAAGGTGGTTCAACGTTCCGCCATAAATAAGTCAAAGATTGTCAAAGCCAAAGTAACAAACGTAGCGGTCACTCACATCCCAGTCAATACGACATGCACATTTGAAGTTGTTTCAAAATCCTTCGTTCCTCCCTCCTATGATGAAATCGTCACTTACATTCAGAAAGACCTCGCATTCCAAAAAGACTTAGCGGCCATTGGAAGTGTTGGAGCAGTTGCAGGTCATTCTTGGGGAAGCTCTAACTATAGTGGAACCGAGCCTCTTCGCGTTGAATCACTGGACGCCGATTCTCGTAAATCCGATGAAGAGCTAGAACGAAGACTTACTCAGTCATACAAAGATGCTAAAAAATCTCATGAAGAGCTCGCTAAGCTATTGAAAGCAATACATCCAGAGGCTAGTGATGTTCTCGTCGATGAAGTAATAAATCTCGTTAGAAAAGCTGATGGATTTGAGAATTTTGCCAAGATTATTGAAGAATCTCAGGTTCTGAAGTAAAAATCAACGAAAACTTAGTAATTTACACTACAACGGAGGAAAAACGATGTCCGATATTTTGAAAGCAGTCAAAGACCTTCTAAACAAGGCTCAAGGCTACACTCAACACACCGCGTCTGGTGGACCTGCTGAAGCTGTTCAGCACAATGTTGAAGGTGCCCCAAAGTATAATGAAAGCAAGACCGAAAAGAACGAAGCTAACTCAGGTACTCATCCTAAGGCTGGCGGCCAGTGCGGCTCTAGCTCTAGAATGGATAGCGGAGAGGGCTTCGATGATGATCCTTCCGAAGGAAACATCGAGACTCCTAAGGGTTCCGGCGGCCGCGCTAAAGTTGCTCGTCCAGAGACCATCAAGCACGAAGGTGGCGGAGTAGGTCCCAATGAACCAGGAACTGCAACAACCAGTCAGAAGTCTGAAAGTGATCCCGACCTCATAAAGGGCGAAAATCCTTTTGAGAAGAAGGAAGATGACAAGGACGATAAAGACGAAGATAAGGAAGAAAAGGCTGAAAAGTCTGAAGGTAAAGAAGAAGAAAAAGAAGATGAAGACGATGCTGAAAAGTCAATGGATGATGAAAACGTCTATCTAGACATTGACGAGTTTGCAGCTGAAATCGTAAATAAGGCGGTCGAGATTCTCGATAAGAAGTATGCCGAACATTTTGAAAAGTCTCTTCAGAAGTCTGAAGAAACAGAGTATGTCGAAGCTGGATTGGCTAAATCAGTTCTGGCAACTGTTGAAAGGCTAGAAGAAGTTGAAAAGGCGATTGTAAACATCGCTAACACAATGAACGTTAGAAAATCTCTATTGAAATCAGCTGATAGTATAAAGGGAATTGATAATCCATCTCTTTCTAAGTCTCAACTTAGCAAGAGTGAGATTTCAAGTCGTCTTCTAGACATGAGTCTAGCAGGACAAGTTGACACAAACACTGTATTGAGATTCGATGCAGTGGGCGATGTATCAATTCTACCTGAATCAATCAGAACCAAACTCGGTATAGAGTAATATTAGGAGGAATAGTAAAACATGGAAGATGTACAAGGTTTTGGATTAGGTGATATGCAAGATGTCCAGGCCATCAACAAGGCTCTCGAGGGTATTGGCTCTCCTGGCGAAATGATGGCAGGGCAGACATGGGGCAGTTCCAACTATGGAACTACTGGCGCCCAGTCTCTGAGAGTTGAGTCTCTTGACAGCTCTCTAAAGGTCATCACATTTACGGATAAGCACATCAACTTCTGGAAAGACATTCCGAAGACTCCTGCTTATTCAACAGTTGAAGAATACAACCAGTTGACTTCTTACGGTACTCAGACTGGTGGTTTTGTGGGTGAAGGTGAACTTCCTTACCAGACCAACTCTGACTACGCAAGACGCGCAGCTCTTGTCAAGTTCGTGGGAACAACCCGTTCGGTCAGCCATCCTCTAACTCTTGTTCGTACGATGGTTCCTGATGTTATCGCTCAGGAAAACTCAAACGGTATCATGTGGATGCTACGTCAGATTGAAAACGCAATGTTCTGGGGTCGCGACAAAGGTCGTAACTCTGCTGAATACGTTGAATGGGCTGGCATGGACAAGATGATTGCCGACAGTGGAAACACCTACGATCTTCGCAACACATCCTTCGCAACAACTCCTTTCACTACAATCGTAAACGATCTAGCACAGACGGTTGTTGATAACTTCGGTTTCCCAACTGACATTTATCTTCCTTTCCCTGTTCTCGCAAAGATTAACGAAGAGTTCGCTGGAACTGCTGCACAGAGAGTTATTCTCCCAACAGCTACTGGCAACACTCAGGTCAACATCAACATCGACAGCTTGATGACTCAGGCTGGTCGTGTAAACCTAAAGCCAACCTTCTTCTTGCAGAAGACAAGAGTTGCTCCTACGGCAGCTGCTCTTCTCAAGTCAGATGAAATGCCTCTAGGTTCAGTTACTGTCACTATGTCGGCTGCTGGTACTCCGGCAACTGGTTATTCGGTTGCTGCTGGTGACTATACTGCTTCTTTCACTCTTCGCAATAAGTACGGCGAAACCGTTTCTAAGGCTTGCGCAGGTGGAACCATTACAACTTCGGGTTCGAATACTCTACGCTTTGCTGTATCTGGTGTTGATGCTAATGCTAATACTGCTCAGTTCATGGACATCTTCATCACTCAGGTGAACGATGCAGCTGGTGTGAAGTACTGGGTGCAATCGATTCCTCTTGCAGCCACTGCCGATGCAAACTACGATTATGATGGTATCCGTATGCCTAACACGTATACTGGATTCATCGGTCAGATGACTCCTGATGTTCTAACCTTCCGTCAACTAGCTCCGCTAGTAAAGATGGATCTTGCAACGGTCGCTCCTGCTTACAAGTGGATGATCTTGCTATACGGCGTTCCCGTGATTTTTGCTCCCTTAAAATGGACCCGCGTGATAAACATCAAATACTAAAACGAAATCTCGGATTTAGTAAGTAAATAAAATAAATAAAGTATAGATAAACAGCGTATAAACTGGAAGAGCCTAACGGCATGATCGCTGTTAGGCTCTTTTTCTTAGAGAATAGAATAGAATAATGAAAAAATGTTGCAGATGTAAAACAGAAAAATCAGAAGAATGTTTCGTAAAAGATAAGAACAGAAAAGATGGTCTTCATCCATCATGTAAAGAATGCTGTAAAGAGAACAAAGAAAGATTTCATAAAAACAACCCATATTATACTAGCAAGATGTACAAAAAGTATAAAGAGCAAGGAAAATACAGCTCTGATGAATGGGATCGAAAACGTAGAAATGGTAAGCTAAAACGACTTTACAACATAACAATAGAAGATTATGACAGACTCTTAGAAAGACAAGAAAATAAATGTGCTATTTGTGGATGCGATTCTACAAGTAGCAGGGTTCATAATAGATTTTCAGTAGACCACGATCATAAAACAGGAGAAATAAGAGGTTTATTATGTCGAAACTGCAATATGTCTTTGGGCGGTTTTGACGATTCGATCGAACTTCTTTCTAGAGCGATTTATTATTTAAAAGATAAAAACGAAGAGGAGTTTTAATAAATGACACTTTACCCTCGTCCAGGCGACACTACGGGATTTCCATACGTAATGCCTACAGTGGCTAGAGGACCCCGAGGTGATTCAGGTTATTCTGGAATGTCAGGAATAGGTTCTTCAGGCTATTCTGGAACTGCTGCACCTATAGGAACATCTGGATACGCCGGTATTTCAGGATACGAAGGCGATTCTGGAGTTTCTGGCTATGAAGGCGAATCTGGTTACTCGGGTGTTTCTGGTTATGATGGAGTTTCAGGTTACTCAGGTGTTTCTGGTTATTCAGGAGATGCTGAATCTGGTTACTCTGGAATCTCAGGCTATACAGGATCTTAATAGAAAGAATAAATTGGAGGAAATAAATGGCTAACTATCCAGCAGCTGGTGATTCTACTGGCTATGTTTATACAAATCCGCTAAAGGGCGAGCAAGGTTATTCAGGTGTCTCTGGTTATAGCGGTGACTCGGGTTATTCTGGATACTCTGGTACTGCAGGAACATCTGGCTATTCTGGTGTTTCAGGATATTCTGGAGCAGAGGGCGATTCGGGTTATTCGGGAGCCACAGGCACATCTGGATACTCTGGTATCTCTGGCACCGATGGTGATTCTGGATACTCTGGTATCTCAGGTTACTCTGGTGAATCTGGTTACTCAGGATACTCTGGTATCAGTGGCGAAAACGCATAATACTTACGGAATGGGGCTCTTTATTGAGCCCCACTTCATTCAACTATTATAGTATAGGAGAAAGACATGAACTACATTAGAGTTGGGAATAGAACTCTCACGCAAAACGAATACGCGCACCTCACACCTTCTCAGATTAGAGCAATCGAGGAATCGTCTCGACTTGCGAATGAGAAGCGTCTAGAGAACATACGAAAAGGTCTCGGAATAAAGTCAAATACTCAAAATGTAACTATTGATGTTACTCCTCAGGGTGTCGCAAAAATGAAAGCTGCGATTGCTGCAGAGGAAGAAAAAATAGCTGCAGAAACGCAATCAATAAACGAAGAGGTGGGTTCTGAGGGTCAATCATTTGTGAGTGAAGCGGAACAACCTGCATCTACTAAGAAATCAAAAAAGAAATCCAAAACAGCTGAAAACATAGAAAATATTTAACATAGGCTAGGAGTAAACAATGGCTGACGTAACAGGAGTATACACATCTCAAACTCCTACGATTTCACAAAATACTGCGTCTATACTTCGTCATAAGGCGCAATACTATAATGGTAGCGGTGCGATAAATCTTCCCCTGAAAAAGGGCCTTCGATACATCATTTATTCTGTCATTACTGCGGGAGCCACTATTTCTATTGGTTTTGGAAAAAATGCAGGAACAATAGTGACGACGAAGTTCACTTTCACGCAGACTGCCGGACCTCTTGATTTGTCTAGTTTCTTCGAGGCTGCGCCATTTTGTCAATACATTGAACCAACAGAAGATAATGTCTATTTGATCATTGCAGGTACAGGTGCGATTACAGCAGCAGTCACGACATTCAACGGATAATAAAATGACTGCTCAAGATAAAAAGAATGTGACGAAAGATGACATCCGTGACGCAGTTTCAATGTCACTTGAAGAGCTTCTAGTAAAAATAGAAGAACGCGAAAACAAAGATAAAACAAAAAGATACTTTGCTTCCATCATTCAGATTCTTCAAGCTGTCTTGATTCCCTTGTTCTTATACGCTCTTTCAGAAGTCGTAACTCTTCAGAAAGACATTATTCAGCTCCGTGGTGACATTCATGAAAGCAACATCACCATTAGAGCAATAATAAATGATAGAATAGCTTTTCATAAGCAGCTATCAAAAATACATCATACAACTGCATCTATAAAAGAATGCACAAAATGTCATAATGTTAGCTATAGTGAATACGAACAACGTAAGAACGGAAATGGTAACTAGATGGAATCTTCAGGAATCTATAAGATTGTCAATCAAGTTGATGGAAAGTTCTACATTGGAAGCGCTATAAGTTTTAGAAAAAGATGGAATGCACATAGAAGTGGTCTAAAAAGAAAAATGTCTGAGTCTATACGAAAGAGGAATCTGGAGAAAAAACAATGTTGCTAAAAGATTTGACCCCGGATTTTTTGCGCTCCGTCTGGCTGTGGAAGATTCCTCTCGAATACGACAATGATAGATTGTCCGACGAGGCTCTACAATTCTACATTGATTCTGCAATAAGTAGAGCAGAGATACTTCTAAACATCGACATAAAGAAAAAGACATACGAGCATGAGACATACGATTATCGATTAGAAGAATGGATGTGTGGTTACGGATACATAACGCTCAATCATAGACCAGCCATTGAAGTGACTCACATGTCTCTCAATGTCATAACTTCTGAGATAACTATACCTCCTGAGTGGATTCAGTTGAAAAAGAAAGCAGCTCAGATAAACTTGATTCCCTACTATGGAATACTAGCAAGTGCCAACATAGCAAACAATCTTCTGTTATTCATGCCTTTGATGCAGTCGACGACGTATGTACCTCAGATTCTTAGGGTATCTTATTCGGCGGGATACTGTGATACTGACTGCATTCCTGATTTATTGGGTTATCTAATCGGCATGAATGCTACGATTGGAGTTTTAAATGTACTTGGTGAAATAGCTCTCGGTGGTCAAGCAGGTTTGGCGGGCTATTCTATCGGAATAGATGGATTATCTCAATCTGTAAGCACTACGGCATCTGCTGAAAACGCTGCTTATTCTGGACGTATTAGGCAAATGGAACGTGAGATGGAGGAGGTTGTCAAATCGTTGAGACAGTACTTCTATGGTTTGAGCCTGACGGCATGCTAATTTATAAAACGACAAATTTAATTGATAGAAAAATTTATATAGGCAAATATGAGGGGACAAGAGAATCATATTTAGGTTCAGGAATTTATTTAAAAAGAGCCATATTAAAATACGGCATAGAGAATTTTAAAAGAGAAAATATAGACACAGCTAGTTCTAGAGACGAATTAAATAATAAAGAGAAATATTGGATTTCTTTTTACAATTCAAGAGATCCTAATATAGGATATAATATTTCAAAAGGTGGCGATGGATTTAATTCTAAACATTCTGAAGAATCTAAAGCTAAAATAGGCTCGTTTCATAGAGGTAAAACACGTTCTGAAGAAGATCGCCGTAAAATAAGTGATGGCAGAAAAGGAATGAAATTTTCCGACGATCATCGCCGCAATATGTCTGAATCTAAAAGAGGAAAGATGATTGGGAAAAATAATCCGTTTTATGGAAAAAGACATTCAGAAGAATCAAAATTAAAAATGTCAAAATCTTTGCAAGGTAGAGAAGGATGCATGAAGGGTAAGAAACATACAGAAGAATCAAAAATAAAGATGTCTATTTCTAGAAAAGGTAAAGAATCTCATATGAAAGGAAGAAAACTTTCATTAGAGACAAGAAATAAAATAAGTGAATCTCAAATTGGAAGAATTCCTTGGAATAAAGGAAAAAATATTTCAGAAGAACAAAAAAGAAAAATAAGTGAAACATTAAAAAACAAGAGAGTTGAATATGTGTGCTCTCAATAGGAATACGCCAAGAGGAGGCGCCAGGATTCAGTTTGATCCTCTAAAAATTGATTATTCGACTAAAGCTGCCATTGGTCTTATACAGAAATACGGTGCTCTTTATGATTGGCATCAAGCGCTAGTATGTCCATGCACACTTCAAACTCAGAAAAATGATTTGAAGTTTAGACAGATAACATGTGCACTTTGCAATGGAACAGGATGGACGTTTGTATTCAATAAGGAAATAAGAATAGTCTCTTCATCTACACGTAGAGAAGAACAAACGACTACTTATAGAACTCCCGTTCCTGGTCTATTGAGCAACATTTATGTAAACATGACTTGTGAACCAGAAAATAAAGTAAACATTCGCGATAGAGTTGTTTTCAAAGAGTCTATAACATTTAGAAGTGAGGCGGCCATTTTCGACCCCTCTAAAACAACTTATAGTTTTACTTTTCCAATCGTGGAACTTCTTCGAGTAATAGATGAAGATGGAAAATCTTACGATTGTACAAATCTTCGGGTTGACATGAGACAAGTAGATTCTAATACGGATGGAAAACTGGTTTGGTCAGAAAGCAGTTGCAGACCAGCTACTGGAAAATCATTTAGCATTCTTTATGCGTATTATCCAACGTATGATGTTATCACTGCCGCTCACGAAATAAGAGGTTTTGTAGCAGGAAAACCAGCCACTGAAGGCGGAGTACAGGCCTATGAAGACCTCCCTAGACTATTCACAGCAAAGCTGGTTATCCCAGATGCTTATTTGTTTTGAGGATAAAAATGAAAAATAGAATCATACCTCCTCTTTATTTTGAAGACTTATCGAAGACTAGAACAGCAAGAAAGTATTTTCAGGCTAATCGAGTTGCAAGAGCAAAGGGAACTTTCGATCCAATGACAGAATACTATGATGCTCGCGCTGATGCTTCAGACACTAAAGGAAATCCTTCTTGGCCTGAAGATAATAAAAAAATAAAAGAATACAGAGAAAACAACTCTATGGATGATAATCTAAATAAAGATAGAATTGTTAGAACGACTACTCCCGAAGAAGATGCTGAAGTTAAGCAAGCTATTGAGCGTCGTAAGGCTTGGGACAAGAAACGTTCTGGTGACTATGGAAAATATAAAAAACTTTTATCGGAAGGTGCTAAAGAAATGAAAAGATCTTATACAATCGATGAAATGACGGCCGCTACAATGCTAAAGGGTCATCCAGATGCTCAGGCTATTCTCGATGAGTTGAACAAGGGAAAGAAAGCCAAGAACGAATCAGGTCAAGAATTCCAGGATGGCTCAGAAGATACTATAGGTTCTGAGGGTCACGAATCAAACGTCCGCTCGGTTGATCATGTAACTGGTTCAGGTGGAAATCCTGGAGTTACCACAAAGAGAGCCTCAATGGAAGATGGAGATCTTGAAAAGTCCGACAATCTTACCGACAATCTCCCTGAAGAATTTGAAGACGAGATGGAAACAGATGAGGAAAGACTTCCTGATGCAGGAAAGTCCCTCGATGATCAGATTGTAAACTTCTTGGCTAAAAGCTGGGGAGATGAAACTATTGATAAAGCACTCATTGGTGGGAGAAATCTTGACCCCGGTCAGACTGCCAAGGTTCATGCAGAGCCAGCAGGTCACACAGGTGGAGTGAAAGACCCTGCAATGCTAAAAAGAGCCGCAGAAGAAAAAGAAAAAATGAAGGCGAATGCTCTAAAGAGATTCTCAGGAACAACTTCTCAAGTAAAATCAGAAAACGATTTCGACATAGAAAAATCTGAAGGAGATACACAAATGTCTAAGGAATGGTCAATGGAATTCTCAAAGTCAGTTCTAGAAAACATGGGTCTTGAAAAGGGCTCGCCAGATAAATCAGCTAAGATTGATGGTCAGAAAGTTCGCCAGATTTCTTATGAGTCTGAGCCAGAAACTCGTGTTCACAAGAAGGGTGCCGAAGGAAAGCCAGAAAAGGATGACTCAAAGAGATACGTCTATAAGAAGAAGACAGATGAGATTCAGGCTCGTGAACGAAACAAGGAAACTGGAAAGATGGAAGACAAGGGAAAGCCCGTCTCTATTGGCGACCAGGAAAAGCTCCGTTCAATGAAGTCTCAGATTGCAGAACTCTATAAGTCTCTAGAGGAACTTCTTGACGAGGAATAATAAAATGAGTAAATCAAACATTGAAAAAGTCGCAGACCTCAACAAAGCATTTGATGTCTATAGAGACATGGTTTCTCTAGCTAAAGGACGTCTCCGTGCAGGCGAAACACCTGCATACAAGCTGCGACAACAAGCAAAAGCTTCTGGAAGTGATGGAGAAGAAGTTGTCGATGTCACTAAAGTCCAGACGATGAGCAATCCAGGTCCCACAGAAAAAGAACACTATGAGCGAACAAAAGGGGGTTCTGTTTCTAATCTAAAGAAACTCGCTGAAAGTAAAGACCCTCATGATAGAAAAGCTGCTGAAAGAGGACTAGCTCGACATAAAGAGGACTAAGATGAATAAATCGATTATAGATAATCTTATAAATAAAGCAAAGGGCGATGTAAATCCTCGCCAGATGTCTAATAAGCAGATAGATGATGAACTTTCTGCTGCTTGGAAAAACGAAAAGAAACCTCGGTCTGGAGTCATGGCAGAGGATGAACGTAGAGCGAAGCAGGTCGAGCGCGGAACAAGAAAATCTGTTGAAAGTAGTACTAAGAAAACAGACGACAATAAGATCACTTGGCGC